GGCAGACTCAAAATGCCTCGGTTACCGCATTGATTCCGACCATCTTTTGGAGCTTGCGAGCGATGCCCACACAAAAAGAACTTAACCGCGAGATGCTGTCTAGCGCGAAGCTAACGGCACAGAAAATCCGTGCCGCGAGCATAGCCCGTGAAGACGAGCTTATCTCGAAGCCCGTGCGTAGACTTCTCTCGGGAAGCGTCGAACGTGTGGCAAGGGGAATTGACTCATGGGTGGCAAAGGCAGGGAAGACACCCGGTGTAAATCACTCGGCTGTGCCGTACCTACGCCTTCTGCCCTCCGATGTCGTTGCGGTGCTTGCTTCGAAGGTGATTCTGAGCTCGGTGTCCTCTCACAAACCCATGACCGCCCTGTGCGTGAAGATCGGGGAAGCGGTGGAGGATGAGATCAGAATGAGGGGCTTCAAGCGGGCCAAGGGTGGGTTAGCCGTCGCCGCCTTGAGACGCCTCAACAAAACCAAGAAGGGCTACGACTTCCGCCGCAAGTGCGCCCGTCAGACCCAGAACGCCAACGATGTAAAGATTGACCTATGGACCCGCAAGCAACGCCTTCACGTTGGCGCGGCCTGTCTGGACATCTTTATGAAGGAGACCGGGCTAGTCCAAATCCACAAGCGGTTTGACGCCCCAAAGCGGTACACAAACGTCATAGTGGCAAGCGCTGACTGTATGCAATGGATCAACAACTACACCGAGAGTGAGGAGGTGTTGGTCCCGCGTTTTTTGCCAATGGTTCAGAGGCCCGTGGATTGGGCCCCGGGGATGGTTAGGGGTGGCGGATACGGCGCAGACACTTTTGAGCACAATCTAGTCAAGGCCCGCCATGGCTCCCAGACCGAACTACTGCGCTCCGCAAAGATGCCCGCCGTCCTAGAATGTTCCAACAATCTTCAATCGACCCCGTGGGCCATCAGCCGGGAGCTCTTTGAGGTTATGTACGACTTCTGGGAGCGGGGTTTGGACGATGGTGGGGACATCCCCCTCAACCGTATGCTTGAGCTCCCCAAACGCCCGGTAGGAGTTCCCCGCAAAGACCCCTCTTGGACCGCGTACAACAAGCGGGCGGCTTACGTGCATACTACCAACGTCCGCATGAAGGCGGCTCGGGTGGCCCTTGCCCAGACCCTTTACACGGCCAAGAAGTTCCTTGGGGAGCGTTTCTACTTCCCCGTCCAGTTGGACTTCCGTGGCCGTTGCTACTACCTCCCCGGCCTTCTCAACCCTCAGGGGAGTGACTACGCGAGGGCTCTTCTTGAGTTCGCTGACGGCGAGCCCCTGACGGAGCGGGGGTACTTCTGGTTTCAAATCTTTGGGGCCAACCTCTTCGGCAACGACAAGGTAAGCCATGCCGAGCGGTGCGAGTGGGTGGAGCAGAACCGGGAGCGCATTTTGGCAAGCGCCTCTGACCCCTACGGGTGCCGATGGTGGCAAGAGGCTAAGGACAAGTGGCAGTTCCTTCGCTGGTGCATGGCCTTCCGCAAGAACGTCTCTGACCCAGAGGCCAAGTGCCACCTTCCAATCACCGTGGATTGCACCTCCTCGGGCCTTCAGGTGCTTTCCCTGCTTACCCGGGATGAGGATAGCGCCCGCCTGAGCAACCTGACGGCAACCTCACGGCTCTACGATGTATATACGCTGGTCAAGGACAGCTTTGTAGCCCATTGCAAGGCGGACGGGAGCGATGTGGCCCGTTTGTGGCTACAGCTAGAGCCCGACCGTTCGCTGACCAAGCCAGCGGTGATGACCATTCCCTACGGCGGCACCACCTACAGCATCCAACGCAACGCGGAGGAGTGGGCGCGGCCTCGCCTTGCCAAGTTTGATCCACTAGCGGAAGTAAAGCAGTTGTGGATTATGACTAGGTTCTACGCAACCGCTGTCCAAAAGATTGTCGCGGAGCTTTTGCCCAAGGCCGCTGAATGTATGCGGTGGATGACAGCGGTGGCAAAGCCCGGGGCGAAAGCCAACCAAAACCTTACGTGGGTTTCCCCGAGTGGTTTTCCCGTTGTCCAGCCTTACATGAAGTCTCGCTCCGTTGAGGTCAAGACGTGCCTTGCTGGGAAGTATCGGTATTTCAAATTAAAAGACGAAGACCCGAAAAAGGTTGACCACGAAAGACAAGCCTCGAGCGTCGCCCCCAATTTCATTCACTCGCTCGACGCCTCTATTGTCCACTTGTCTTTTTCAAATTTCAAAAAGAACGGCGTAGCTATTCACGATTGCTACGGCGCTCACGCGAACCACATGGATGAGCTTACAGGCATCGTTCGAATGGCCTTCGTAGATGTATTTAGTCCCAACAATTTACAGACATTCTCCGCAAACATTAGCGAGTCTAATACCAACATTAGCCCCGCTTCTGAATTTATTTTAGGTTCTTTTGATCCTTGTCAGGTGATTCATGCGCCCTACACTTTTGGCTAACAAAAGCCACTCGCCAAGTAACGACGAGTGGACACAAAAAGAAAGGAAGGAAGGAACATGAGCGATAGAAGCGTGAGGCTTATCAGCCCTAAGGGCGTGGCCTCTTACCCCAAACTCAACGAACCCGACACCAAGTTCAAGCCTGAGGGCGAGTACTCGGTCAATCTTTTGGTTTCCCCGGAGGAAGCCAACGAGTTTGCCGCAAAGGTGAAGGAGATCGTGAAGAACTACTACAAGGAGCAATGTGCGCTCTTGAAAAAGAAGGAGCTTAAGATGGCCGCGCTCCCGATTAAGAAGGACACCGACAAGGAGGGCAACGAGACGGGCCAAATCCGTATTAAGTTCGCTCTCGCGGCCAAGGTCAAAAGCCGAAAGAGCGGCAAGGAATGGGAACAGCGCCCCGCGTTGTTTGACTCCAAAAACAAGCCCATTGACGAAATGGTTGGCGGAGGTTCGACCATTCGCGTGGCCGCTGACGTGTTCCCTTGGTACACCCCGGCCCTCGGAGTGGGTTGCTCCCTCCGTTGCCGTGCTGTTCAGGTGCTTGACCTCAAGGCTCCGGGTGGCCCGATGCAGACGGACAACTACGGGTTCACCTCTGAGGAAGAAGGTTTCGTTGCGGGAGGCGAGAGCTTTTCCGACGACATCTTTGAGAAGAAAGCCACGGCCCCTGTCGAGGCCAATGCCGACTTCTAAGTATCGCTCGAAGCTAGAAGTTCAAATTGCATCCCACCTCACAAGGGGTGGGGTGCAGTTTGGATATGAAAGCATCAGCTTCCCCTACGTGAGGGAGTGTCGGTACACACCCGACTTCATCCTTCCCGCCGGGGTTATCCTCGAGGCTAAAGGCTGGTTCCGTCCAGAGGACCGATCCAAACTCTTGGCGGTAAAGGCCAACAACCCGGGGCTAGATATTCGTCTGGTGTTTCAAAACGCCAGAAATCGCATTAACAAAAAAAGCAAAACAACTTACGGGGATTGGGCGACCAAACATGGTTTCCCTTTCTCCGACGGCGGGAGGATTCCCGCTGATTGGATCAAGGAGGGCACAGAAATTGAAATACAAGGATTACGCGGAGTTTCTAAACAAGTTCGAGGGAAGGTTCGGGTCGAAGCCGACAAAAATTGGGTTGCCGACAGTTGAGTTCAAAGAGCTCGAGAAGGATTTAGAAGAGCTCGCTCCCATTCCATACACCGCTGACTACAAGGACGGCGAGCGCCTGTTCTTGCTTGGGGTGGAGATCGTCAATAGCGGAGGGAACAATGGAGCTAACGTCCAATTTCATACAGCATGAGCCGTGCCCTAAGTGCGGCTCTAGCGATGCTCTGTCTCGTTATAGCGACGGTCATGCTTACTGTTTCAGTTGCGAAAACTACGAACACGGCGACGGGCAACCGCCGCTGAGAAAGGAAACGGTGCAAGTAGAAGGATATTTAGAAGGTGAGATTACGGGCCTCAGTAAGCGATCCCTTACCGAGGAGACGTGCCAGAAGTGGGACTACCGGGTAGGCCAGTACTTCGGACGCCCCGTTCAAATTGCAAATTACAAGGACAACGAAGGGAATGTAATCGCGCAAAAGGTAAGGTTCCCGAACAAAGACTTTAAGATCATCGGGGACGCCCATCGCATGGGCCTCTACGGGATGCACCTTTGGAGGGGCTCCTACAAGATGGTCACGGTGACGGAAGGCGAAATAGACGCCCTTTCCCTTAGCCAAGTCCAGAATCACAAGTGGCCCGTGGTAAGTGTACCCAACGGTGCCCAGAGCGCGGCCAAAGCCGTGGCTCGCAATCTCGAGTGGCTTGAGCAGTTCGAGACGGTGGTGTTCATGTTCGACAACGACGAGCCCGGGAGGAAGGCGGCTCAGGAATGTGCGGCGCTGATGAGCCCCCGCAAGGCCAAGATTGCCGCCCTGCCTCTGAAGGATGCCAACGATATGCTTGTTGCCGAAAGAGGCGGCGAGCTTATCGAGGCCATGTGGAGAGCCAAGGACTATCGCCCGGACGGTATCGTCGGTGGCGTGGACCTTTGGGACTACATCACCAAAGTGGACCAGCACGAAGCTGTTCCCTACCCCTTCGAGGGACTGACGGCGATGACCCACGGGCTCCGCAAGGGAGAGCTTGTGACCATCACGGCGGGAAGCGGCATTGGCAAAAGCCAAATCTGCCGGGAGGTTTGCCATTGGCTTCTGACCAACGGGCAGACCGTGGGCTACATCGCCCTCGAGGAAAGCGTGAGGCGCACAGCCTTGGGCATCCTTGGGATTGAAATGAGCACCCCACTTCACCTCCGCCTCAAGGAGGTACCTCAGGATGAGATCAAGAAGGCGTATGATGCGTGCCTGAGCACCGGGCGCTTCTTCACCTACGATCACTTCGGTTCTCTTGACTCCGACAACCTGATCAATCGCATCCGCTACATGGTCAAAGGGTGCGGGTGCGGGTGGATCATCTTGGACCACCTTTCGATTGTGGTTTCGGGAATGGGCGAAGGAGATGAGCGCCGCCTCATCGACAACACCATGACCCGGCTCCGCTCGATTGTGGAGGAGCTTAAGATCGGGCTCATCCTAGTCAGTCATCTTAAAAGACCAGAAGGTAGGGGCCATGAAGAAGGGGCGACCACAAGTCTGTCTCAGCTTCGCGGTTCCGCTGGAATCGCTCAACTTTCGGACATTGTGCTGGGATTGGAGCGCAACCAACAAGACGAAACACAAAAGAACTTCACCCTCGTTCGCGTTCTGAAGAACAGATACACGGGCGAGACAGGGTTGGCTTGTCGGCTTGAGTACAATCAGCTTACAGGACGGCTCAAGGATAGCGGTCAGCCCCCGGTGGAAATCCCTGAGGAGCTACAATGAAGACCCTTATCTTTGACTTGGAATCTAACGGGCTACTGGACAAGACAGACACCATTCATTGCCTCGTCATCCATGAGCTCGAGACAGGCGAAACCACCCGCTACAATCACCAGCCTACGGGCAAGCCAGTTGAGGAGGGTATCAACCGCCTTCTCGACGCGGGGCCCGAGGCTTGCATCGTCGGCCACAACATCCTTGGCTTCGACTTACCAGTCATAGACAAGCTCTACGGCAGGGCGCCTAAGTCTCAGGTGGTGGACACCATCGTGTGCACCCGGCTGATATGGCCCGACCTCAAGGAGGTGGACTTCGGCAAGATGAACAGCCGCCCTAACTTCCCTCGAAACCTAATTGGTTCCCATAGCCTCAAGGCGTGGGGCCATCGGATCGGGATGCTGAAGGGTGACTTCAAGGAGGTGGATGGAGACTTCTCGGTGTGGTCCCCGAGCATGGAAGACTACTGCGTTCAGGACGTGGCAGTCACAGCCAAGCTCTACAGGATGATCATTCAGAAGAACTACTCGCATAAGGCTATCTCCCTCGAGCACGGCTTCGCCGGGATCATCATGCTTCAGGAGCGCCACGGCTTCCTCTTCGACAAGGAGAAAGCCAACGGGCTCTACGTGACTCTTGCCAAGCGGCGCATCGAATTGGAAGGAGAGATGCGGCGGGTGTTCCGTCCCACCGTGGAGAAGATGAAGACTTGCACTTATGAGTTTGAGGGCAAGACTTATAGCACAAAGGCAGAGGCCACCGTAGCCGCCAAGGCTTGGGCCAAGGCCAACAAGACAACCCAAAAGGTAGCGCTGGCTAAGATCAAAGATGGGAAAGCGAAAGAAAAAGAAATCCCATTCAACCCCGGAAGCCGGGAGGAAATTGCCGAGCGCTTCATCAAAAAGTACGGATGGAAGCCGACTGAATACACTCCTGACGGGAGGCCCAAGGTTGACGAAGCGGTGCTCTCGGCTCTTGCAAAGTTGGGCTATGCAGAGGCCAAACCCCTCCTCGAATATCTCCTGATTCAAAAGCGGATAGGCCAGCTTGCCGAGGGCAAGGAGGCTTGGATGAAGATGACCAAGGAAGACGGTCGCGTCCACGGGAGAGTCACAACGAATGGCGCAGTCACGGGCCGTTGCACCCATTCAAAACCAAACATGGCCCAAGTTCCCCGGGTGGGGAGCGAATACGGAAAGGAGTGTCGTGAGTTATTTATTACACCGCCTGAAAGAAAGCTGGTTGGATGTGATGCTTCAGGGTTGGAGCTTCGGTGCCTCGCTCACTTCATGGCTCGGTTCGATGACGGAGCGTATGCGACCGAGCTCACGAAGGGTGACATCCACACGGTCAACCAGAAGGCCGCTGGTTTACCAACACGAGACAATGCCAAGACGTTCATCTACGCATTTTTATACGGCGCGGGTGACGAAAAGATCGGGAACATCATCGGCAAGGGGCAAGAGGAAGGACGGAGGATCAAACAAGAGTTCCTCAACAAAACCCCTGCCCTTAAACGCCTACGTGAGGAAGTTGAGAGGGCTGTGCGGTCAAAGGGCTACCTCAACGGTCTCGACGGGCGGCAACTGCCGATACGTAGTCAACACGCGGCTCTAAACACGCTTCTTCAGTCAGCGGGGGCGCTGGTGATGAAGATGGCGACAGTTCATTTTGTCGTTTCAATGGACAAGCTCGGTTACAAGTTTGGGTCCGATTATGCACTTGTGGCACATATCCACGATGAGATGCAAATTGAGGCCCGGGCTGACATAGCCGAAGAGGTCGGGAAGGTATGCGTTGAATCCATCCGTGCGGCTGGGCGCTCCTTCAACTTCCGATGTCCGTTGGATGGCGAATATAGAATAGGCTCGAATTGGGCCGAAACCCACTAATGCAAAGGAGGGAATGGGATGAGAGCTACATGGCCGGATACTTTGACGGAGAAGGGATGGTGCGGATCGAATCAGAGGGCACAGTTATGGCTCAGATTCATTCGTGTTATCCGAGCATACTTCGAGACATTCACAAGCGCTTTGGCGGCGCTGTTCGACGGTTTCATTTCAAAAACAAACCGAAGTGGCGTCCGTCTTATCAATGGCGGATTTATGGGAACCAAGCACTTAGATTCTTGGCGTGCATTTACCCATTTAGCCGTGAGAAAAAACGCCAAATCCAGTTGGCGCTTAACTTCTATCAGGCAGGGAAAGCCCGCCGTGAAGCAATTAAACGACAAATAACAAAACTAAAGAAAGAGGTATATAGGTGAAAAGAATAGCGATGGTGGACGGGGACATCGTTGCCTACCAGCAGTCGGCAAACACCGAGGTTCCCACAAATTGGGGAGACGATATATGGACACTTCACGCTGACGCCAAGGAAGCGAAGCAAAAGGTGGACGTGTTTCTTGCGGACCTACAGGAGGAGGTGGAGGCTGACGAAATTCTGGTGGCAGTGTCTGGGCCGGAGAACTTTCGCAAGGTCATTTACCCGCCCTACAAGGAGCACCGCAAATCACAGCGCAAGCCGATGGTGCTAGGGGAGGTGAAGGAACACCTTGTCTACAACCACAAGGCCCGCTGGTGCCATATCCTCGAGGCTGATGACATTATTGGCGTGTGGGCCACTACCCCGGAGAAAGGCGTAGAAAAGGTTATAGTGAGCTTGGACAAGGACTTCAACACGATCCCCGGACTTTCCTACAACTGGAACAGCCCCGAGGATAAGATCGTGGAAACCTCTGAGCTAAAGGCTGACTTCAACTTCCTTGCTCAGACCCTCACAGGCGATCAGGCGGACGGCTACCCGGGATGCCCCGGGATTGGACCCAAGAAAGCCGCTGACATCCTCGACGGCTTCTTAGGGATCGAACAGGCATGGCCCAAGGTCGTAGCCGCTTTTGCCAAAGCTGGTTTTGGCGAAGCCGAGGCGCTTGTTCAGGCGAGGTGCGCTCGCATCCTTCGCCACGGAGAGTTTAACAACAAAACGCAAAAGGTGGCCCTATGGAAACCGTAGACAACGATTGCCCGGTCAAGGACAGCGGAGAGCGCCAGAAATTTGACACAGGCTCCCAGCGCGACACACGCGATGGAAAAGGGCGTTATGACCTCCTGATGTGCCATGCCATCTACATGGTGGCGCGGCAGTTGGAGGAAGGCGCCAAAAAGTACAACGAAAGGAATTGGGAAAAAGGCCAGCCTCTTTCGCGGTATATGGATTCAGCCTTGCGTCATCTCTTCAAACACCTAGAAGGCTACAGAGATGAAAGGCATGAAGTCGCGGCGGCTTGGAATATACTAGCCCTTATTGAAACCAAAAATAAAATAGATAAAGGCTTGTTACCCAAGGAGTTAGACGATTTACCGCCTGAGCTAAAACAATGAAACAGGACCCAGCCGATAGGTTTCCGCCCGTTCCCGACGTTTTACTTCGGGAATTAGAGGTACGCATTCCAGAAAAATGCCCGGAATTGAGTTTTACTGATCGGGAAATATGGTTTTATGCTGGACAGCGTGCCGTAGTACGCCTATTAAAAGAGAAATTTGACGAACAAAACGAAACAATACTAACCAAAGAATACTAATATATATGTGTATGTCATCCCCCCGACCTCCCGAGGTCAAACCCCTTCCCCCTCCCCCGCCCCCGCCTCCGCCCGCTCCGCCCCCCACGGCTACCGCCGAAAAGGTTGAGCCTTCGATGGACAACGCGGGCCGCGACGCTGGCGAGGCACGTTTGCGCCCCATGCGGAAGGGCCGCTCGTCTCTTCGGATTGATCTTGGAGCTAATTCTGACTCGGGCCTTAACGTCCCGGTGTAAAAGAAAGGAAACATGAGCTACTCATACGACGCTACAGCCCTAGGCCAATACGGTGCCGTGGTTGAAACTGGAACAACTGCCGTAACTGGCAATTTTGCCGCGATTACGGTTCTGGATGACGCTACATTTAGCGCTATCACAGGCGAAAACCTCGCGGGAGACGTGCTTACTGGTTTTGCTATAGCCAAAGGCATCACCCTGTTTGGTCGTTTCACCGGGTTTACCCTGACCTCTGGTAAGGTCATCGCCTACAACAACGGCATTAAGTGATTAGGCTTCTTTTTCTCTGCCTTCTTTTGGCCGGGTGCACTCCCGCTGATGAAGGCGGAGAGAAAGAACTACCCACAAAATACCCGGATGTTCCACCAATGTCTGTAACGGACCCGGACTACGGAAAGTTTTAAGTTATGCCGCGCTTAGGTTTATCTTTGGCAACCAGCAGTATTAGCAGACCCTTGGCTTCGGCCCCGGCTTTTGTTCAGCAAACTGCCCCCTATGCTTCAACAGCTTCATTAAGCGTTGTTAGTCCAAATCCCGATGTGGGTACACTTTCGTTCACTAAATCTGCCCCTCCGTCTTATTATGAGTATGGCTATGGGCCAATTATTTATGTGTATTCTTGGCAAGGAAGCATAGAAGGGGCCGCCAGCCTTGTTGTTTGGTTCCTTGGGAAAAACACAAACACTAATACTTGGACTATTTTTGGAGATCACGAAGATGGCGATAGGTGGACTACCTACTTAGTAGCTACAAACAGCTATACTGGAAATGATATTCCCTTAAATGGGTGGACTGACGGCATCACCATCACCGCCGCATGAGCGAGAACAACGGAGCCTCTTATTTCAGCAAGTTTAGCGAGGATGATATTCTAGCTTCTTTGCAGTACCTTCTGGAAGAAGGCTTTATATCGCTTTACGAAGACGACAATGGAGAATTGTTTGTCAAAATCAATGACGAAGATATAACGGAAGACGACAAATAATCTTTATGGACAAGTACAAAACTGGCGCGGCCCTTTATAGCGAACTCGAATCTCCGAGGCAGACATACCTTGAGCGTGCCCGGGAGTGTGCCGAGCTCACCATCCCTACGCTTGTCCCCCCGGAAGGCAACAGCTACGCCACCGTGTACCCCACACCTTGGCAGGGCATCGGCGCCCGGGGCGTCAACAACCTTGCGGCTAAACTCCTTCTCGCTCTCTTCCCTCCCAACGCTCCCTTCTTCCGCCTGAGCGTGGATCAGTACCGCCTCAAGAAGATGGGCGGAGATGAGCGTGTAAAGACTGAGATTGAAAAGGCGCTTGCCGAGATTGAACGCTCGGTGATGAAGGAGGTGGAAACCTCAGCGCTTCGTGTTCCGATTTTTGAGGCGCTTAAGCACCTTGTTGTCACGGGCAATACGCTTCTTTACTTCCCTGAGGAGGGTGGTCTTCGGGTCTTTAAGTTGGAGAATTACGTCGTAAAGCGGGACGCCTTTGGGAATGTGCTTCATATCGTAACGAAGGAAACTATATCCCCCTCCGCCCTTCCTGACGAGGCGAAAAAACTTCTTCGCTCCAAGGAGAGTGACGGGAATTACTCCCACGAAAAAGGCGTGGACCTCTACACTTGCGTTCACCGCGCGGACAAGAAGTGGGAAGTTTATCAGCAGATCGAAGGGCAGATTGTTCCCGATAGCGAAGGCTACTTCCCGATTGAGAAGTGCCCGTTCATCCCGCTTCGCTACAGCCGTGTGGATGGTGAGGATTATGGTCGTGGTCTTGTCGAGGAATACCTCGGGGACCTTCGCGCTCTCGAGGGCCTGACCAAAGCCGTTGTCGAAGGTAGCGCCGCCGCTTCCAAGGTGGTGTTCATGGTCAAGCCGACCGGGACAACTAAGGCCAAGACCCTTGCCGAAGCCAAGAACGGCTCATTCGTTTCGGGCAACCGCGATGACGTGGCCGCTCTTCAGGTTGAGAAGTACGCCGACTTCCGCGTTGCTAAGGAGATGATGGCGGAGATTCAAAACCGCCTTGGGTTCGCCTTTCTTCTCAACACCTCCATTCAGCGGCAAGCCGAGCGGGTGACTGCCGAGGAAATCCGCTACATGGCCCAAGAGCTTGAGACCGCCTTGGGCGGCGCTTACTCAATCCTCAGCCAAGAGTTTCAGCTTCCCCTTGTGGACCGCCTGATGACCCGCATGGGTAAGGAAGGACGCCTCCCCAAGCTCCCCAAGAACAACCTTATCCGCCCGATGATCGTCACCGGGGTAGAGGCTCTTGGACGTGGAAACGACCTCAACAAGCTGGACCTCTTTCTTGCTGGTATCGCGCAAGTCTTTGGGCCTGAGGCGATTGGAACTTACATCAATATCGAGGACTACCTGAAGCGCCGCGCAACCGCCCTTGGCATTGAAACTGAAGGTCTCATTAAAGATCAGGAAGAGATTGCCACGAACTCAAACAACGCCATGATGATGCAAATGGCGAACAAACTCGGTCCTCAAGCGATTAAGAGTTTCACCGATGTTGCGGTCAGCCAAGCGCAACAAGGGCCACAGGCCGCGCCTGAAGGTCCGCCACAGTAATTGGCTGGAATAAGGAAGGAAGCATAAACAATGGCAACTGACTCAGTAGTGATACAGGCGGCACCTACCCCGTCTGATCCACCCGTGGATAGTACGGTAGATACCAACACACCCGATAGGCCCCAATGGCTCCCCGAGAAGTTTAAGAGCCCGGAGGATATGGCGAAGGCTTACGGAGAGCTCGAGAAGAAGCTCGGCGCTCCCCGGGAAGAAGCCCCCAAGGCTGAAGCCCAGCCCAAGGCAACCGAGACAAAAGCCCCGGATCAGCCTCAGGCCACCGACGCGGCTCAGACCGCTTGGGAAACCAAGTTCGCTGACTTCTCCAAGGAGTACTCTGAGAAGGGCCAGCTATCGGATGACAGCTTCAATAAGCTGACTGAGATGGGCTACCCCCGGGAAGTGGTGGAAGCCTATATCGAAGGCCAGCGTGCCATAGCCGAGAAATCCACCTCTGGTCTCCTTAGCGAGATCGGCGGTCAGGATAACTTTGTGGCTATGCGTGATTGGGCGGCGGCTAACGTCCCCGAGAACGAGCTCAACGCCTACAATGCGGCCCTAGAGGGCTCTCCCGAACAGGCGGCTTTTGCCGTCAAAGGGATGTACGCCCGCTATCAGTCGGCGCAGGGCGGAAACTTCAAACAGCCCCGGCTTCTGTCTGGCTCCCAGACGGGCGGCTCGATGTCTCCTTATCGGAGCACGGCGGAAGTCACCCGGGCCATGTCTGACCCCAAGTACAAAACAGACCCGGCGTACAGAAAAGAAGTTGAGCAACGCTTGGCTGTGAGTACCGTGTTCTAATGAAAGGCTTATACGCAAACATCAACAGGCGTAAACGGCTTGGCATTAGCCGCAGTAAAAAGAAATCAACGATTGCTTCTAAAATTTACACGGCTATGAAGAACAAAATGGGCGGATTCAAAATCAACAAGAAAGGTACAAACTAAATATGACTCCTGAAATTATTGCCTCTATTGCTCGGCACATTCTGACTGCCGTTGGCGGCTATTTTGTCTCCAAGGGCGTGGTGGACCACGGGGTGGTTGAGGCCATTGTGGGCGGCGTTGTTGCCGCTATTGGCCTTGGCTGGTCCATTATCAACAAAGTAAAGAAAGCCTAAGCCATGTTTTGGGGGCTAATTGAAGCCCTCATTCTGGCGATATGGAAAATCATCAAGGGGGAGGTCAAAGATGCAAACAGGCCAGTTAAAGGTACTGATCTTGGGCCTCCCCCTCTTCATCTCCATAGCCGCTGGTCTGAGCGGGTGCGCGAGTACCTCAGAGACAAAAAGTCTAATCTTCGTTGATCCGGGTGATACCACCCTTTTGCGAATTGGACCTAATGTCGAGGGACAAGTCTATTTTTGGAATGGTAAGGAATGGGAGCTAACGGGTAAAAAAGTAAAACTACCTGAAGGTTGGTTGACGGGACCTCCCCCCGTTGATAAATAAACAATAGTTTTTGAAAATTGGGATCATCTTTCGAGATGGTCTGATTAGGCCAGCCCCGTTACGGCGGGACAACTGCGACACGAAAAGGCCGACACTCGGGTGTGACCAGCACAAAAACACTTAATTCGGTTTTATAGACCCTCGATTGGGGGACACTAGAAATCGAAAAAAAGAAACTCTACCCGAAAGGTAACAAATCAAATGGCCGCAGAAACAACCGTTTCGCGTTTGGGCCTAAAGCAGGGTTCTTCCCCCGCCGATAACTTTGAGCTGTTCCTCAAAAAGTTCGCGGGTGAGGTGCTGACCACGTTCGAAACTGAGAACGTCTTCAAGCCTCTTCACCTCGTTCGCACCATTGAGAGCGGCAAATCGGCTCAGTTCCCTGTAACTGGCACCGCTACTGCGAAATACCACTCCCCGGGCGACAATATGTTGCTCGCTGGAAACTCCTACATCAACTCGATCGCGCACAGCGAGAAGGTTATCACCATCGACGGGCTCCTAACGTCTTCGACGTTCGTTGCCAAGATCGACGAGGCGATGAACCACTATGACGTGCGTTCGATCTACACCACCGAACTCGGTCGTGCGCTGTCGAAGAAATTCGACACCACGATTGCCAAAGTGGTTCTTCTGGCCGCTCGCGCCACTGCCAACTTAACTGGTGGCAAGGGTGCCCAGAGCGTGACCACGGGGGCTACCCCGAATGGTGCCAAACTGGCTGAGAGCATCTACTCCGCCGCGCAACTTCTGGACGAGGCCGACGTGCCCGCCGAAGAGCGCTACGCAGTGCTCTCCCCGGCTAACTACTACAAAGTCGTGCAGAGCCTCGCCGCTGTTGGCAACGCCAACCCGGTGGGTAGCTTTGTGGACGGCTCTGTTGTTCGCATCGCTGGCGTTCAGATCGTGAAGAGCAATAACTTGCCCTCCACGAACGTGACGTCCTCCGAAGGCAACAACGGTGGTTACACGGGCAACTTCACCAACACCGTTGGTGTGGTGTTCCACAAGAACGCCGTCGGTACTGTTAAGCTCCTCGACCTCGCGGTTGAGAGCGAATACAAGATCGAACTGCAAGGCACGTTCATGGTCGCTAAGTACGCGATGGGTCACGGTATCCTTCGCCCTGAGTGCTCCGTTGAGCTCAAGACTGCCTAATTAAAGTCTTAGGGAGCCCTGCAAGTCTTAGTCTTGGTTCTCGGGAATCTTAAAGGGGTTTATCCCCGCCTTCCTTCCCCGAGTCTAATCAAACTAATGGCTTGCAGGGTTTCTCTTTTTCTGTAGTAAGTAGCTGTAGATATGCCAGTTGCCCCGATGACCAAACTGGAAGCCGTCAACCAGATGCTTTCTGGAATTGGCGAATCCCCCGTAAACAGCTTATTCCAAGGTACTTCCGCTGATGCGCGAATTGCCGTCCAGATATTGGATGAAGTGGATCGGGCTACCCAGCTAATGGGGTGGCATTTTAATACCGAAAAGGATTTCCCCCTTTCTAGGGATATAAACAACAACATCAACCTATCGGCCAACGTGGTCCGGGTTGACGTGGACAACCAGTTCTACCCCGGGGTTGACGTGGTTCAGCGGGGAACCAAGCTCTACGATAAGAAGAACCACACTTTTGAATTTACCCAAGACCTAAAGGGCGAGATTATCGTCCTTCTCTCCTTTGAAGAACTTCCTGAGCCCGCTCGCTACTACATCACAACCAGAGCTTCGCGCATATTCCAAGACAGGGTGGTTGGATCAGGGGACGCCGCTCGTTCGCTTCTAAACGACGAGATACAGGCGCTTACCCTGCTCAAGGAGTTCGACCACGATACGGGAGATCATTCTGTTTTTGACAATTACGACGTAGCTCGCATCATCTTTCGCTAAATGTCGCTGGTATCAATCAACATCCCGAATTTGATAAGCGGGGTGAGCCAACAGGCTGACGCCCTGCGATTCGCTTCTCAGGCTGAGGAGTCAATCAACGGCTATCCTTCGCTTGTGGAAGGTTTGGTAAAGCGGCCCAATACCCGCTACGTCGCCAAGCTCTACAGCGAGAGCTACGAGTACGCCAAGTTTCACACGATCAACCGCGATAGCTCCGAGCGCTACACGGTCTCGTTCAACTCCGAAGACGCTACCGCCGCCAAAAAGGTCAGGGTTTGGAACATGAGCGGGGTTGCTCAGACCGTTGTTACTCGCGGGAACCCTAGCGCCCTAGACTACCTCCCGGCCAACTGCGCCAAGAACGTCAAATGCCTCACGGTTGCGGATTACACGCTGGTCCTCAACAAGGACAAAACCACGGCGCTTAAAGCTGGTCTGTCCTACACCCGTCCTTATGAGGCGATGGTGTTCGTCGCCCAAGGTTCTTACAACGCCGAGTACAGCGTGACCTTGGATGGGACGAAGTACACGGTGAAGACAGGAGATGGCTCTACAGCCTACGCTGGATCGCCCGTAGCTGGTGGTGGCTATAATCACGTTACGGCTGGTGGAACAGCCATTTCTCCTCAGCCAGTTCAAGCAACGTGGCCTATCAAAGAGTCGGCAAGCACCACAAAGATCGCTGAGTTCCTTGCCGCCGCGATTAAGACCAATACCAACTATGGTGCGGCGGGCTCGATCATTCAGATCGGTTCCACCATCTACATTAAGCGGGACAACGACGCCACCTTCACCATCGCCGTCTCTGACTCTCAAAGCGGCAACGGGCTCAAGCTGATCAACGAAGAGGTGCAGAGCTTTCTGGACCTCCCGGCTGAAGGCAAGCATGACTTCACGGTCAAGGTTTCTGGTGAGCCTGATGACGAAGGCGATGAGTATTGGGTAACATTCGAGGCGTCTAACGGGACGCAGGGCACCGGGGTGTGGAAGGAAACAGTCGCCCCCTCCACTCCGTTTGAGCTCAATCCCGCCACCATGCCCCACGCCCTTATTAGGCTGGCTAATGGTAAGTTCCTT